CTGATCTGGAAAGACTGGATGAAGTTCGGCCCGCCGATGCAGGTACCATTCTCGGCAATGCGCCCGACATTCACCGCAGCCGCCATCACGGCGTTCGTCGTCGCGGCGTCAGGCGAAGCATCGAGCGATGTGGTCGAACTCGCGCCGCTCATGCCCGAGAACGTGAACGCGTATTTGGCTTTGTCTTCGGTGGTGAAGTTGAACGTCCCCTCACCGGCCACCATGCCGCGCTGTGCGATGTAGGTCGGCACCGTCTGGCCCATGAAGCCCCGTTCGAATGTCAGGCTCTTCATGTCGACGCCGTTCTTGATCTGGTCGCCGAAGAACACCTGAATGGTCTTCGAGGTGCCGCTGTCCGTGGTCCAGCCTGCGGGCAGATTGTCCAGCGGCAGCTTGGTCGAGGTCGGGGCGGCCGAAATGCGCGCCCATGCCTGCCTGCGCGCAACCGCACCAGCCGTGACAAGGAACGCGAAGGTCGTTGCATCCGCTGCACCGCCGATCTTGACCCATTGGCCGACACGAAGGCCGAGCGTCGTGAAATCAAGCGTGGTAGAGCCGAGACCATCGGCAAGCGCCGTGATGTCGCCGCTTGCGCCCATCAGGCCGACAGTTTTCATCCGGGCCGTTGCGGGTGGCGAAGCTTCCGCGACGAAGCCGGCGCCAAGGAAGGCGGGAGCGGTTGCGCTGCCGGTCGTGCAGCGGAATACGCCATTATTCTGCGGAGCCGTGAAGCCGGTGAAGCGCACGAGATGGCCAAGCACGAAGGCCGCGCCGGTGGTGACAGTCGCAACGTCGGTGGTGTTGGTCAGCGCCGTGATGACCGAATCCGCCACGCCGTCATTGTCGCGCGATGGCGTGTTCAGCCAGGTCGAGCAGAACAGCGACTGGAACCATGACGACAGTGGCGAACCGTCCACGGGGTAGGACAGTTCGCCATTGATGGGACCGCCGTTCGTCTCGTTGATCTTGGTCGGATCGGCATTCATGCGATCGTCACGGATTTCGTCGGAGGTGACGAAGGTCGGGCGATAGGCAAGGCCTTCGCCGGTGAACCGTGCCTTGCGCATGCGAGGGGTTACGGGCGTAACGCCGAGGCTTGCTTCCTCGACGCAGGTCAGTCGTACGCGGTTTGCGTCGCTCATGGCGCAATCTCCAGTGTTAGCGCTTCAGGTGGTTGCCGGTCAGTCCTTGGCGGGCTTCTTGGCGTTGGGCAGTTTCTCGATGTAGCCGGCCTTGGCGAGGCCATCGAAGGTGTGAGGGGTCAGGTCATCGGTCGGCGACACGCGGTCATCGGCGGAAAACCGGCGCACGGCGGTGTGGAATGGCTTCAACACAGTTGCCATCATTCATCCCTTTCAAAGCTCACGGTTGCGGTCATCGCGTAGTAGCCAGCGAAGGCTCGGCCAGGATCGCCAGCGCCTATCGATGCGTCGAGAAACGTCACGCCGGCAATGTCCTGCCCCCGGAACAGCCCTGCGATCTGCGCCGCCAGCGAGCGGGCTTCCCTGCTGCCCGTCCCGTTCGGCGTCATGACGTGGAAATAGACCTCACCGCCCTCTCGCCACAGGTTGTTGTCGCGTGGCTCGTCGCCGATTGAGGCCTGTCCGAAGAAGTCGCCGAACACCTCGACATAGATGAACGGAGTCGGCGTGTCGGGCAGATCGAAGGCGTCGTTTTCGAACACCACAGGCGTCGTGGTCCACCGATCCGCTATCTGGTCGACGATCACGTCGAAGGCTTCGGGACTGGACATCAGGACACCGGGTTGATGATGATCGACGGATAAGTGATCGGTTGGCCTGCGGCGTTCCTGTTCGAAAGGTATTGCCTCCCAGCTCGATACGCGCTGGAACGGTTGTTCTGCACAGCAAGGCGGAGTTTGGCACCGACCTTCAACTTGTATGGCATCTTCGGATGAATACCGGCGCGAACATTCAGGAACTTCGCTTCGAACCTGAAGGCACCCTTGAACCTGCTTGCCATGACGCGCGCGGTGCCCTTGAACAAACGCTGCTCTGGGATGCCCAGATAACCCACTTCAGCCTTGCGCACATAAGGCTGGAAATTGGTGATGATGACTTCCGCGTCCGCCCTGATTTTGGTGAAGTCGGTGACGACAGCCCGACCGCCGGCAATGACGACGTAGGAGGAATTGAACCGCCCGGATCGTGGGCCCGGCCCCCTCTTCTTCAACTCATCGAGCGCTGCCGCGATGACCATCGGCCAGTTGGTGAACTCGTAGACGATTGCGCCAGGCGCTTGATAGCTTTCCTCGACTGCCCCTTGGCGGCCGTTGACGAACCGGTCGTAAGTCGGGCTGGCGATGCCTTCCGAGATGACCCTCGCCAACTCCTTGCGGGCGAATTTCGCCACGGCCCTGTTGATTTCCGCAGGCTCAAGCGATGCGGTCGCGACCTTAAGGTCACGTTCGAAGAACTCGAAACCGGTTGCCATGATCTATCCCGCCACCATCAGGTTCATGCGAACAAGCACGCCCTGCAGGAAGATCGGGCCGGGATGATCGATGTTGCGCTCGCGCCCCTGGATGACGATCTTGTCGTCCTTCTTGAGCGGCAGCAGCGAGGCGAGGCCTGAAGGGCTGAGCACCACCCTCGAATGCGTCGCCTTGATGTCGCCGACCATCTCTTCAGGCTTTACCGCGCGCACCGCTGCCGGGACATTGTCAATGTCCGTCTTGGGCCGCGGCGTACCCGACGAGGCCGTGTAGCGGCGCACGGTCACTTTCTCCCCAGTCCGAAGAAGCGAAGCGTCCAGATCGGCTATGATCGATTCCGGGTTCATTTCGTCTTGCACCGAAGAACCGCTGTTTCGTCATAGGTCCGACCTCCGGCCGTCGTGATGCGATTGGTCAAGCGATACGTCTCACCGTCCGTTCCGCCCGACAGCCAGATCGTGGTGGTGTCGTCGGTAAAGGTGTCGCTGTCCTTGGTGAGGCCATCAGGCATCAGCCAAACCGATGTGCCGATAGTGTCGGTCAGCAAAAGGTCAGCCCACACGAGGCCGAAATCCTTGATCTCGTCGGGATCCTTCACAGCTTGCCATTTCGTCGTCATGCCGCAGCAGCCCTTCGATTTTCGCTCGCTACACGGGCAAAGCGCTGTTCCGCCGCTGCACGGCCAAACCGGCTTTCCGGCTGAACACGTGCAAACCTGATTTCAGCCACGACGCGCCCCAGCCGGTCGCTTGGCGTGGGGTATAAACTCGGCGGCAGGTCAGATATAGCGCCGGTCGCCGTGACCGTATCGTCCGCTTCGGCAACGCCGGCATCGCCGGTGATCGTCAGCGAGGCATCGGCCCCGACAGTGTCACCGTCTTCGGCAATGGTGCCCTGCCCGGTTAGGGAAAGGCTGCCAGCTCCTGCAACTGTGTCGTCGCCTTCCTGGACCGAACCTGCAGCGCTGATATCCAGCGCTGCCGTGGATGCGACAATGTCGCCCTCTTCCGAGACGGTACCGAAGCCTGCAAGATCAAGCGTTCCCGTCGCAGAAACGATGTCGTCGTCTTCGGTGACAGACGCCGAGCCGGCGATCCCACCGCCCGAGGTCGCTACGACAACGTCGTCATCCTCTGCAATGTCCGCCGCGCCGGTGATGGCGAGCGTTGCGCCCGAGCTTACGCCGTCATCATCTTCAAGAACCGACCCAGCGCCCGCGATATCCAGCGTGGCGGCAGATGAAACGCCATCGTCGTCTTCGGCAATGGCGGCAGCGCCGGCCAGGTCGACGGTGCCCGTTCCTGACGCTGTGTCGCCTTCCTCGCTGATCGTCGCCGAGCCGGAAACGTCCAGAGCGCCAGTCGCAGCGGCAGCGTCGTCATCCTCTGTGACGCTTACCGAACCCGACAGGTCGAGCGCGCCCGCACCGGAAGCGGTATCGTCGGCCTCATTGACCGAAGCCGCGCCCTGAACGTCGAGCGTTCCGGTCCCCGTCGCGGTGTCCGATGCTTCCGTGATCGATGATGCGCCGGCAATGTCCAGGGTGCCGGTACCCGAAGCACTGTCGGCATCTTCGGTAATCGAAGCGGAGCCAGATATCCCGCTTCCGCCGCTCGCCTTTTTGAAGGCGATGATCATGGCGGAATGGGATTGCTTGGTGAACGGGAACGATGCCGACGTGTTGTAGGCCGTCGAACCGTTGGCCGTTACATCGAGATAGGCACCGCCGATGTTGTCGCGTGTTCCGGTTGCTGAAACCGGGCCAGATGACCTTGTATGCGTAAACCCGTTCGTGAAGCCCGTGAGGTCGCCCGACATGTCGCCCGAGGAGTTGGACGAACCGAACGCGCTGAGCATAAGCCGGTCACCAGCGGAAGGCGTGATGTTCGGGGTCGTTGCGCTGCCGGCGCTCGATATCGCCAGTGTGCCGTTAGACGTGTCGTAGGGCGAGCCGTCAAACGGCCCTGCGTATTCCTCCATTACCCATGCGGAGTTCGCAGCAGATCCGATGGTGTAGTTTACGCTGGTGTCGCCAGTGGAAATCTTCCACCAGAAATAGGCCCCGTGATAGGTTTCCTGCTTCATCCCGGTGGATTGGTTCCAACCGGAAGGCGGGGAAGCCGCGTAATCGTCCGCCGCCACCTTCAGCGTCAACAGGTTGCCAGCCGTTGAGGCCGAACCAAGTGACGCCGTTACCGTGGCGAGAGTGGACGTCCCCTCGGTGGATTTGACAGGGGCAGCCATCTACCGACCCTTTCTGGTCGATCAGGCGTTGCCGGCAGTGCGGCTGTACCCCGTGATCGTGAAGTTCTGGCCAGCGGCAAACGAAGTGTTGTCGACGGTGAGGTCCCCGCCGCCACCAGTTGCGGTAACGCTGCCCTGCTCATGGCAGGTTACGCCGTCGCTGGCATAGATGCGGTAGTGCGCCGCCGTGCCGGTCGCATCGGCGCTGCTGTCCTGCCAAGTGCCGGATTTGGCCTTGGTGCCGCTCGATGCGTTGGCCATCCAGTCGGACGGAAGTGTCAAGCTGGCAAGCACCGTTCCGGCATCGGCAGCGGCGCAGTTTGCTGGCTGCGCCCCTGTCCTGATCTTCAGGATAGGCGACGTGCCGACGGTGGTTTCAAAGGCATCGAGCCGGGCATTGCGCACGGCAACCGAATTCTGGACGGTCATTGCATTCTCCTTCAGTAAACGCGGAGGGTGGACAGCAGTCGGTCGCAGGTGCGCTCGACGACGCTGTTAAAGGAACAACTGCTTGTAGGGTGCCAGCAGGTCCTGGATTTCGGCGGAAAGGAGCGGATCGTCCGCAGGCCCGACCCAGTATTCGCGCTCTTCCACGTCGGGAATGCTGACACGTTTCAGGTTCGGGTCGCGCGAGGTTTCACTATAGAGCGCAAGCGCCAATTTGGACGCTGCAAGCTTCAGGTCTTCCGGCACATCTTCGAAACCGGCCTTGTAGACGACGATGATCTTGCCAGCTGGAAAGCAGGAGAAGCGATCGCCGGACAGGCGTGCGAGAATGCCCGCGTTGCGCCGGATCTCATAGTCTGCAGGGTCTACGATGGCTCCGGACTCGGACACAGAGACAATTGCTGTCACCGGCCGTCGAGCTAGGATCAATTCGTTCTGCGGGCGAACAGCTCGGAAGGTTTCCGTGCAGGTCTCCAACATCAGCGTGGCCGGATTTATTCCGTCCGAGGCTATGCAGCATTGCCTGGCAATTGACGCGGAAAGCCTCAATCCAAGCGTTTTGAGAGCCGCGTCTTCGGCCGTTCCCGTTACGCCGACCGCGGCACGCAATTCCTCGATCGTCAGAAGCG